GGACCCCCTTCGACGAATTCTACAACACCCCGACGCGCGACTAAGTTCGTGACCGGCATCCATATCGTTCGCAAGAACCTCGCCCGGGGAGTTCGCTACTACGTCTATGCCTGGCGTGGTGGCCCTCAGATCCATGCGGTAGACCATGTCTACCCGCAGATCACCCCCAGCATCCTGGCCAAGCAACAGCGAGCCATCGCCAAGCACTACCAGACCAGCGAGGACGTCGTCCGTATCGACAACCTCATTTCGCTCTACGAGGAGAGCCCCGGTTACAAGGGGCTCGCTGAGAGCACCCGCAAGGAATACAGCCGGCACCTCAACCGGATCTCCGAGCACTTCGGTAAAACCCCTCTGGCTGCCTTCGAAGACACCCGGATGAGAGGCAAGATCACCACTTGGAAGAACCAGTGGGAAGACAAGCCCCGTACAGCCGACATGGCGGCCATGATGATGAACATACTCCTTGGTTACGGGGTTGAGATGGGCATGCTCCAGAACAACGTCGCTGCTCGGATCAAGACCATCCACAAGGTCGACCGCTCTGACCTCATCTGGGAAGAGGAGCACTGGAAGCGATTCTACGACGCCGAGCCCCCCAAGCACATCGTCGATGTCGTCGAGCTTGCCAGCCTCACTGGCCTGCGTCTCGGTGACGTTGTGCAGCTCACCTGGGGGAACGTCGGGCAGAACGCTATCATCGTGGAACGTACCAACAAGCGTAAGACCCGGGCTGTCATTCCGATCATCCCTGCTCTCAAGGCCTGGCTCGATGCCCGAACTGATCGAGAGGGGCACATCTGTAAGAACAGCCGTGGCTTCCCCTGGACCGCTGACGGCTTCGAGAGCAGCTACAAGACCAAACTCGACAAGCACAACATCGGTCGACACTTCCACGATCTCCGGGGAACCTACGCAACCAAGCTCATCTTGCGTGGGCTTACCGACGACCAAGTAGCCATGATTATGGCGTGGAAGGCGAAAAATATCGCGGAGATTCGTGCTCGGTACGTCAATGAAGAAAGAGTGATTCTCGACCTCGTCCAGAAGCTCGGGGGCTCCTAGTTTCCACTTCGTTGTAAACCGGCCTCCTGAGTTGCAGATCGAAACCGACTAACCCCTTGAAAAATGGCGCACCCGAAAGGATTCGAACCTCTGACCCCCAGATTCGTAGTTAGAGGTTATCATTGTTTTTATTGGGTTCTCTCGTAAACCGAAATCCCGCACTCCCCCTGTAACTCCCTGACTCTCCTGTACCCTACCCAATCCCTGTAAACCAAAAACGAGGGTCAACCTCATCAAAGAAGCCCAGACCGACCATGAACCCCAAACCAAACTCGCTAAGAGTCAATACACCCAAAGGAGTTGTCACCTACAATTCCGAAGGACGTCGCTACACCTACACGGAACGCGACAGAGAGACCAAACGCCGACTCTATCTGCCCACTCAGTTGGAAGCTGCCTACCGAAAGGTGAGGATGCTTGAAGCTGAAGCCAGACGGAGAGGCATGGAACACCTCATAGATCCCCACTTCACGAAAGAGACCCAAACCAATGACCATCTCAGCCCAGATCATTGCTGATTCCATCAGCCCTGAAGGCATCCGCCTCACCACCATGCAGCTGCGGTACCCCAGATTTATTCACGCAGAGTTTCTTACCCATCGGGTGTTCAGCCGAAACGCCAGCAGCAGCCGTGCCATCCCTGTCGCCCGGATGATCGAGGATCTTCGCCGGGATCCCGCGATGCCAGTTTACTGGGGCAGCAACAAACCGGGAATGCAGGCTGGTGCTGAGATTGACGAAGACGCACGAGGCGTGTGTCAATCAATTTGGCTAGACGCCATGGGAGATGCCATAAACAAAGCTGAGTGGCTTATGCAAAACGGCCTACACAAGCAGATCGCCAACCGCATCCTCGAACCCTGGGCACACATCAACGTCGTCGTCACGGCCACCGACTGGGACAACTTCTACGAGCTGCGTCGCCATGCCGATGCCCAGCCCGAGATCAAAGCCCTCGCTGATGCTATGTGGGAAGCCCACATGGCAAGCGAACCCAATCCGCTGCTCCCAGGCGAATGGCACCTGCCTTACTACGACCAGCAGACGGATGCTCTCGCCCTCCGGAACTACTGGAGGGACGTTCTGGTGCCTGCGGGCATGGGGAAGGATACCTTCCTCAACGATGAGCGGTCCGGTAGCGTCAAGGAGGGTTGGTGGAGCCAGGCTGCCAAGAAGATCTCCGTGGCTCGCTGTGCCCGGGTATCCTACCTGACACACGACGGCCGGCAGACCACTGTCGAGGAAGATCTGGCTCTCTACGAACGCCTGGTGGGCTCCACCCCCATCCATGCTTCGCCGGCCGAGCATCAAGCCACCCCGGACGATTACGGATCTTGGATGGATTCCCCCAACCCGGGATTTCGCAATCGACATCTACACGGTAATCTTCGTGGTTGGATTCAGCATAGAAAACTAATCGAAAAGTAGTTCCCTCTGTTCGTCGCAAAAATGGCAAAAACTGATTCACACTAATCAAATATACGTTTATATTTGGCGAACCGAAACCCAGACCAAACTGACCATAGATAGGATCGTAGCTCTCTGCCGGGAGCTAGAGGTGAGCTTACTTCAGTCCCCCGACCCCAGCTGCTGCTGCGGGGCTGATGCGAGGCTTACTGCCAGTAGTGCCCGTGGGGTGCGTGACTGGCACCGTCCTTCTGAGTCAGGCCCGAGACCAGCCCATGATCAAGCACCCCCCACCCACAGAGTAACCAGGCAGGGCCGCCTATAACAAAGGCAATAACCTGGCTGCCCTGCATAAAATTACGAAGGAGAACTTCAACCCATCGGACGGGAACCGATAGTCATGTCAAAATCATATCGATCCAATCGCAAAGTCACCAACGAAGACCTCATCAAGTATAACAACATGGGTCTCTCGCTGAAGGCGATAGGCAGCATCCTCAATGTTCACCCCAGCACCGTGAAGATCCGTCTCGACCAGATGGGCATTCCTACTGCTGACACGCGACGAGCCTTCATGGAGGACGTCTACAGCACCCTCACTCCCGCAGCTCGTGACTGGCTCGCCGACCAAGTCCAAGAAGGCAGCATGAACGTCAAACAGCTCGTCACCCATCTCATCACCCAGGCTTCGATCATGAACCGATCAGCAGCCTGAAAGGCCCAGAACAATGCGTTACGTAAACCCTATCCTCAACATCTGCCGCTGGTTCAATAAAGCCAAGCCTGCAGCTACCCTCGAAGATCTGAACACCCAACTCGGTGTACATTTCGAAGAAGTCACCGAAATGCTCGTCACTCTTCACACGGAAGATTCAGACGTCCACAAAGCTATCGACGAAGCATGCGAGGCCATGAATAAGCTCTCGCAGCTTCTGAAGACCCAAACTGCCCCCGTCACGATCAAGACAGAAACCCGAGCAGAGTTTCTGGACTCGATTTGCGACCAGATCGTCACGGCTGTTGGTGTGGGCGTCTACGCCAAGATGAACGTCGCTGGAGGTTTGGACGAAGTGTCTGAGTCCAACGACAGCAAGTTCGACCCCATCACTGGCCTGCCCATCCTCAATGAGCACGGCAAAATCATGAAGGGTCCAGCCTACCGTCAGGCTGATCTGACCGCCTTCATCTGATCCCACAACCTACCCCAAACACATCACCCCAGGGCGACGACCAACGTCCTGGGGCTGGTGAACTGCGTCTGAAACCTAGGAGTCACCCCATGCAAGTCGCCCACGCACAGGACCATGTCACCCATACGTCTCATGGAGAACATTCCGTGACGTCGGCGGCCACTCGTACTCGTCAGGAGAGGATCGACCACCTCCTCTCCTACATCCAGGACGAGAGCCACAGCCGGGCAGCACGATACGAGGCAGCCGAGGACCTCATCTACATCCGTCTCGACGGCAAGCGTAGTTGGAAAGGCCTCGGCTACCCTCACCTCACGGATAACAGCATCCGCCTGATGGCTCGTAAGAACCAGTCAGGTGAAGCTGAGGGCAACAAGCCTAGTCCGGAACCAGAGCCTGTCATCGATCTCCTGCCTAACGCTGCGAAGATCGCCCGCATGTTCTTCAACCAGGAACAGTGGGGCAAGCTCGAGACCCACCGATCCCGGAACGACACCAACTGGGACGATCTCGACTTCACCGATGAAGAGATCGCCCTCATCGAAAGCCACCTGACCAATGACTGACTTCGCCCAACTCCTTCGGAGAGCTTTCCACCGTCTCCTCCGAAACCCGCACGCCACGGCCAAAGGGCAAACCCGCAAGCTCATAAAAGAAATGGAGAGCCATGGCCTCCGTGTAGTCTCCGCCGAAGAGCTGGCTGCCACGCCTGTTACGGTTGCTCTTGAGCCTGCTCCGCTGAGCCGCACTGACCGTGCTCGCATACTCTACCACCACGGAGAATGGGAAAAGCTCTACGCCCTCAAGCGTGCTTCCAAGGTCAGCTGGGAACGTCTCGGCTTCAGCGCCAAAGAAGAGATGGACATCATCCGCAACAACCCGGCCTGACCAGCCTCTCCCTACCCACCCTGCTCTCAGCCCTCCGGGCCGAGCAGGGTGGATGCCCCTCTCTGCCCGGAGAAACCCAGACCATGCACGCCTACTCGAATGCCAAGCCGAACATCGAAGTTCAAGTTCCTACAAACCCGCCTTTCGCAGGTACGCTCAATGAAGGCCAGCAGGCCGCAGCAGACGCCTTTTTCGAGTTTCTGTTCACGGCCGACAAGGAGTTCGACATCCGTGGTGCTGGGGGTGTCGGTAAGACGTTTCTGATGTCTTTCCTCATCGACACCATCATCCCTCGCTACGTCGACGCTTGCAAGCTCATGGGTATCGAGCCGATCTACAAGGAAGTCGCCATGACGGCGACGACCAACAAGGCTGCTGACGTCCTCGCACAGGCGACCAAGCGGCCGACCAGCACCATCTTCAGCTTCCTCGGGCTGCGTCCCATCACCGACTACCAGACCCGCAAAACCAAGCTCGTTCGCAAGAAAGATTGTGCTCCCAAGAGCAACACGGTCATCTTCGTCGACGAAGGCTCAATGATTGATAGTGCCCTCTATTTCGAGCTTCACCAGCTGATCGATGACACCTGCAAGATCGTCTACGTCGGAGACCAGAACCAGCTGGCTCCCGTCAACGAACGCATCTCGCCGATCTACCGCAAGCAGATCCGCTTTGCCGAACTGACCGAGAACGTCCGTGCTTCGGCTCAGCCCGCTCTCCTGGCTATCAACCAACAGCTTCGCGAGACAGTGAAGACCGGCGTATTCCGGCCCATCCAAGGTGTGCCGGGAGTAATCGACATTCTCGACGGTAACGAGGTCGAAGCGGAGGTGCGTAAGCTTTTCTCCCAGAGCACCTTTGACAACCGGATCCTGTGCTACACCAACGCTCAGACTCTCGCCTACAACGAGTACATTCGGGACCTTCGAAACCTGCCCAAGGGCATCACCGAAGGCGAGGCTCTCGTCTGCAACTACGGGGTAGAACACAAGAAGGCGATGCTCAGCCCGGAAACGGAGCTGCGGATCGTCAGCCTCGGCAAGAGGAAAAAGTGGGAATCCCGGTGTAAGACCGCAGATCTTGAAATCCAGTATGCCCGGATCGTGACCTCCTACGGGACCTGGGTTGAAGACCTCCCGATCGCCCTGGACCCACAAGACCGGATCGATGTCGTCAAGCACCTCAGGAAGGTCGGGCATGTCGAAGATGAAATCTTCGTCGACAAACGTGTAGCCGATCTTCGTCAGCGTGACGCTGGCACGGTCTACAAAGCTCAAGGCTCGACTTACCACACAGTCGTCATCGATCTCGATGACATCAGCAAGTGCCATAACCGGGATACCGTTGCCCGGATGCTCTACGTGGCCTTCTCCCGAGCAACCACCCGCATCGTGCTTCATGGGCAACTGCCCTACAAGTACGGCGGGCTCGTCGAATAGGAGACATCCTATGCCCGGCCAATCCTCATCGCTCTTGGCTCCAGTCCTCGACAGGATCGAGACCTTCCTGACCAGCCACGAGAACAAGTTCTTTCTCGAACAGACCCAACGTCTGGCCAAGGAGAACAACGTCCTTCGTCGCAAGAAGCAGCTCGGCCACACCACCGGATTCATTTTCGACGGCGTGGCCTACCTGCTTCCCGAGCACGACTACAAGAACCCTGGGCTCCATGGTCTTGAATGCGAGCTCGAATACGAAATGGAAACCCTCCTGAAGAGCCAGAAGGAACGGAGCCAGGAGATCAAGCAGATCTCCATGACCCTGTTCCTCATTTGCAAGGATCATGTCTTCGACCACCAGGACCTCAGGGACCTGCTGCCAGAATGCGTGATCCCAGCTTTTCCGGAACTGACTCATCTCGATCGAACCCGACCGGCTGCCTACTCTGTCGAGGAAGGCTCCTCGCTCAAGGCCCGGTGGGAAACGGCTCTGCCGCGGATCGAGTTCTATACCGCAACGAGGATGCTTTATTAATATGCGATACGCATACTTCACCGACGAAGAGCAGGCGAGCTATCCGGTGGCCGTGTTGGTTCCCACCATCCGTGCCTCGGAAGTCTCCGAAGCCTATCTCGAACAGGGGTTCATCTTCCCCAAGGAGACCATCGTCCTTAGCCTGCACACGGCAGGCAAGAAGAAGACCCCGGTTTCCGAAATCAAGAGGTACATTGAGGAGGATCTTGCTCCCACCCTCAACGACCTCCAGGTGGAGTATGTCGTCTGCACTCACGCCGACTACTTCAAGGCCCTCACCGGGGCCAAAAAGGCAGATGCCAACCTTGGCTACGTCCTCGACAGCACCTACGGATCGTTCAAGGTCGTGTACGCCCCGGCCTACACGGCCAGGTTCTACGATCCCGACCGGTTCGACAAGGCACGGGACCAGGCTCTCATGGGCCTGGCCACCCATCGCACCGGCCTCTACGCAGACCCGGGCACCGACGTCCTGCAGTTCGCCGAATATCCCCAGACCTACGGGGAAATTCATGCCTGGCTGCAGCGTCTACTGGACATGGATTGTCCCCTGACAATCGACACCGAGAACTTCGGCCTGAAACACCACCAGGCAGGCATCGGGACCATCTCGTTCGCCTGGAACAAGCATGAGGGTATCGCCTTTGCGGTGGACTATGTGCCCATCGCTGGAGCCACCTCAGCACCCTACGGCATGCAGGTTCGCAACGAGCCTGTCAGAGAGCTCCTCCGGGAATTCTTCAAGGCTCTGAGCCAGAAGGCGATTTACCACAACATCGCCTACGACGTTTACATCCTCATCTACCAGCTCTTCATGGATAGCATTACTGACACCGAGGGCCTTCTCGAAGGGCTCGAGGTGATGCTCAAGAACTGGGATTGCACCAAGCTCATCGCCTACCTGGCCACCAACTCAACGGCCGGGAACAAGCTGAGCCTCAAGGATCTGTCGCAGGAGTTTGCCGGGAACTACGCCCAGGACGACATCAAGGACATCACTAGGATTCCCTTGCAGCAGCTGCTCACTTACAACCTCGTCGACAGCTGCTCCACTTGGCATGTCCACGAAACCAAGTACCCCGTTATGGTCGCTGACGACCAGCTGGATATCTATCAGACGATCTTCCAGCCTGCCACGCTGGACATCATCCAGATGCAGCTCACCGGCCTGCCTGTGAACATCAAGCGAGTGGCTGAGGTGCGTAGGTACCTCGAGGCCATCTCCAACGATGCCCTGGCCCGCATGAACAACTCCGAGGTCATCAAGGAGTACACCCACTGGCTCAACCAGAAGTGGGTCTACAAGCGGAACCAGGAGCTGAAGAAGAAGAGGGTCTCCCTCGACGACGCCAAGGAGGAATTCAACCCGAACTCCAATCCCCAGCTCCAGGAGCTGCTGTTCGAACAGCTTCAGCTCCCGATCCTGTCCACCACCGACAGTGGGGCTCCTTCGGCTGATGGCGACTCTCTCAAGGCACTGAAGGCTCACACCGACAGTCCGGACATCATCGAGGTCCTCGATGCGCTGATCGACTTCAAGGCCGTGGAGATCATCCTCACCACCTTCATCCCGGCTTTCGAGAACGCAGCTGAAGGACCTGACGGGTGGCACTACCTGTTCGGGAACTTCAACCTGGGTGGCACGGTCTCTGGCCGTCTCAGCAGCTCCAAGCCGAACCTTCAGAACCTGCCGGCAAATGCCAGCATGAAAGTCTCTGATACCCTGCTCGAGATGTTCCCCGAGTTGGCGCCCTACATTAAGAAGGGCTCCCTCTCGATCGGCAAGCTCATCAAGAGCTGCGTCGAGGCTCCTCCTGGGTGGCTCTTTGCGGGTCTGGACTTCGATTCCCTTGAGGATCGGATCTCAGCCCTGACCACCAAGGACCCAAACAAGCTGAAGGTCTACACCGACGGCTACGACGGTCACTGCCTCAGAGCCTACTCCTACTTCGGCATAAAGATGCACGACATCGACCCAACATCGGTGGAAAGCATTAATTCGATCGCCGAAAAATACCCCACGGAGCGACAGGAATCGAAGGTCCCCACCTTCCTCCTCACCTACGGGGGTACCTGGATGGGCATCGTCCAGCAAACAGGCCTCGACAAGCAGAAGGCCGTCGAGATCGAAGAGAGCTACCATGAGCTCTACAAGGTCAGCGACGACTGGATCGACGCCAAGCTGCAGCAAGCCACCATCGACGGCTACGTCACGGTGGCATTCGGTCTGAGAGTCCGGACTCCCCTGCTCAAGCAGGTCATTCGGAAGACCTCGAAGACCCCCAAGGAAGCCGAAGCAGAAGGCCGTTCGGCCGGTAATGCTTTCGGTCAGAGCTGGTGCATGCTCAACACCCGAGCTGGTTCAGATTTCCTGAGCCAGGTGAGGAAGAGCAAGTACCGGCTCGACATTCGGCCCTGTGTCCAGATCCACGATGCTCAGTATTACCTGATCCGGGACGACATCGAAGCAGTCCACTACACCAACACGGTGCTGGTAAAAGCTGTTCGGTGGCAGGAACACCCAGACATTGCCCACCCCGAAGTCAAACTCGGAGGCAGGCTGGGCATTTTCTATCCCACCTGGGAACGTGAGATAGAAATACCGAATGACGTTTCACCGGATACGATCATGGACATAGTCATGAAAGCTACGGCCTAGCCAAAGTTAGCTCAACTTATGTCCAGTTTACAGGCCAATGCTGGCAGGTAAATTTGGAACTCTATTGACTGCTGTTCAGTGATCATTAGAGTCCCAGGCATCCGCTCCGGCGACAAAGACCAACTTCCCAAAGCCGGGACACTCTGTCCCACTGTCTAGACCAGCAGCCCTCTACCGGACTCCGGCAGGGGGCTGCAGACATCCCAGGAACTGTCATGCCCAAAGCCAAGAGCTTACACCACTACCTCGTCGCAGGCTCCATTCTGCTGCGTGCCGGCGAGAACAACGATATCTCGCAGATCACCCTCAATGCGATGGTCCGTAGCGACATCAAGAACATCCCGATGCGTCTGATCGGCCGTGCTCAGCAGGCCCTCCAGATGATGCTGCACAATCGAATGACCGAAGAGGGTCAGACGCCCGACTACGAAATTGTCGACGTCGTCGTGATCAACATGCTTTACTGCGGCTTCATGACCGAAGAGCAGTTCGCTGCCACACCTGAAGGTCAGCTCCAGCCCAAGCCGGACACCCCTGCTGCTGGACCCAATCCTTTCGAGGATGCCTCGGTAGCCGCTGCCCTCAACGCACCGCTCGCTGATTAACCTCCACGGTTTTCTTGGTTCTCTGTGGCCGGGCAGTCCTGTCCGGTCCCCTGCTGCGTCCGCAGAGACCTCGATCATCGTCGATAGCAGCCCACAGGAGCTCTGCCATGAAGGAATCCTTCAAACCCAGAGACAAGCTCGAGGCCACCGTTGTTCGAGTGAACTCTCAGTCCATGGCGACTGAGGAAGACCGCAACGACCCTCGTCAGCTCGAACTTCCCCTCCACATCGAGGTGAGAGCTTGAGCGTCCCGGGGCCACCCAGACTAGAAATCTTGGTGGCCCCTTACAGCAATTCATCGGAGACCAAGATGAATCACATCACCAATTCGCTGGACATTCCCCTCGTCCTGGCAGTCTGGCTCGTCCACGACGAGTACGACTACCTCAGCATCCCCAACTACATCTCGGCCACCAGCCTGATGAAGCCCCTGCGGCATATTATCCTGCCCAAGCGGATCCCTATTGAAGAGCGTCCGATCGAGGACGTTGCCGATTACGTGTCGCGTGGCCTTGGTCACACCCTACACGACGGCATAGAGAAGGCCTGGAAAACGGGCTACCAGACCAACCTGCGGAAGCTCGGCTATCCCGATGCTGTCATTGACCGGGTCTTGATCAATCCGACCGATCGCCAGATCGACCTCTTCATCCGTGACTTCGGTGAAGACCCGATCCCGGTCTACCTCGAGCAACGCATGTTCCGGAACCACAAGGGCCGGATCATCGGTGGCAAGTATGACAACATCACCGACGGCATCGTCAACGACACCAAGAGCACCACGGCATACAGCTGGGTGTTCGGTGGCAAGGACGGTGACTACCAGCTTCAGGGTAGCATTTACCGCTGGCTCGACGCCGAAGGCTATGAGGATCCCGAAAACCCGCTTGGCTCGAAGTTCCGTCCCCGGATCACTGAGGACTACATGCGGGTCAACTTCATCTTCACTGACTGGCAGAAGATGCAGGCCCGCAGCAACCCCGGCTACCCCCAGAAGCGTGTTGAATCCAAGGAGATCAATCTCCTGAGCGTTGAGGAAACCGAGCTCTGGATCAACGACAAACTCCGCCTCATCGAGAAGTTCAAGGACACTCCCGAAAAAGAGCTGCCCGAATGCACGCCCGAAGAGCTCTGGCAGTCGGAGCCCTCATACAAGTTCTACCTGGATCCAACCAAGGCCAACAAGCCGGGGGCGAGGTCCACCAAGAACTTCGACGACCTCACCGATGCCCGGAAATTCCAGGCTGAAAAGGGAGGCAAGGGCGTCATCGTCACCATCCCCGGTGAACCGAAGCGGTGTGCTTTCTGCCCCGCCTTTCAGGTTTGCACCCAGAGACTGAGGTATTTCCCCAATGATTGATCTCACCGGTGTAAAGCACCACCCGGCTGTCGAGGAGACGGCTGCGGTTCTGTGCAGCAGGACCAACAACTCCGACCCCTCGTTCTTCCGCATCCAGATGGCCTACTTCCTGGCCAAGATCGCTGGCACCATGCGTGCCCAGGTGAACTGCCACATGGGTGAGGTTCCCGTGAACCTCTACGCGATCAACCTCGCAAGCTCGGGCTTCGGCAAGGGCCACTCGACCTACATCATCGAGCAGGAGCTCATGTCGGGCTTCAAGCGGCGGTTCATGGACAACACCTTCAACGAGGTGTCGGAGAAGCATCTCTGGAACATCGCCAACAAGCGTTCGGCTCGTGATGGCACTCCACAGCAGGAGGAGTTCGATAGAGTCGAGAAGGAATGGAAGTCTGCCGGACCTTACGAATACACTTTCGACTCCGGAACTGCCCCCGCTGTGAAGCAGCTGCGTCGTAAGCTGTTACTCTCTGGTGTCGGAGCAATCAACTTCCAAATGGATGAGATTGGCTCCAACCTCATGAAAAACACTGAAGTGCTTGATGTGTTCCTCGAGCTCTTCGACATGGGTGTGACCAAGGAGAAGCTGGTCAAGAACAGCAACGACAACCTCCGTGGTGAATCCCTCGACGGGAAGACCCCGGCCAACATGCTGCTGTTCGGCACTCCGGCCAAACTTTTCGACGGTGACATCACCGAGAAGACGTTCCGGGAATTCCTACAGACCGGCTACGCTCGTCGCTGCCTCTTCGGCATCGGCAAGGAGGACTCTTGTGTCCTGAGCCAGACGCCGGAAGAACGCTACGACGAGAAGACCAAGCAGGCTAACTCACCGGTCCTGGCTAACTGGAAGAAGCACTTCCACGGCCTGGCTGACTCGGCGATGTTCAACTGGACCATGACGGTCCCGAGGGACGTCGGCATCGTGCTCACCGAGTACGAGATGAAGTGCGAGGAGCGAGCAAAGACCTTCCCGGATCACAAGGAGATCCAGAAGGCCGAGCTCACCCACCGCTACTTCAAGGCCCTGAAGCTCGCTGGCGCCTATGCCTTCGTGGATCAGAGCCCCGAGATCGAGATGGATCACCTCAAGTCGGCCATTCTCCTGGTCGAGGAATCCGCCTTGGCCTTCGAGGACATCCTCTCAGTAGAGCCTCCCTTCATCAAGCTGGCAAAGTTCATCGCCACTGCTGAGTACAGCGAACCTGGTATTACCCATGCCGAGCTCACCGAGCAGCTGCCTTTCTACAAATCTGGCAATGCTGCTCGTAACGAGATGATGAACTTGGCTCAGTCGTGGGGCTACAAGAACAACGTCATCATCAAGAAAACTTTCATGGATGGCCTGGAGTTCTTCAATGGTGAAACCTTGAAGGAGACGAATCTCGATGAGATGCTGCTCTCCTACAGCACGACCAACAACTGGGCCTACGACTACGAGGTCGATCGAGCAGCGTTCGATCAGCTTCATGTCCTGACCCAGCAGCCCGGGATGCACTGGTGCAACCATGGCTTCATCGATGGACACCGGAGCGAGGAGAAGGCAGTTCCTGGCTTCAACATGGCTGTCATCGACATCGATGGCACCGCTCCGCTCCACACGGTTCATGAGCTTCTCTCGGAGTACAAGTTCATGACCTACACGACGAAGCGACACACGGCCGAAGAGAACAGGTTCCGGTTGATCATGCCGATCAACTACGAGCTGAAGCTCGATAGCGAAGACTACAAGGCCTTCATGAATGCGTTCATGGAGTGGCTCCCCTTCGAGTCCGACCCTGGTGCAAACCAGCGTGCTCGCAAGTGGGAGACCTTCGACGGTGGTTCCTACCACTACAACCTCGAAGGCCGGCTGATCGACGCACTGCCGTTCATCCCCAAGACCAAGCGTAACGAAGAATATCGTCAGAAGCAGAAGAGCCTGAAGGACTACGACAGTCTGGAGCGGTGGTTTGCCGAGCGTATCGCCAATGGCAACCGCAACAACCAGATGATCAAGTTCGCTCTGGCTCTCGTGGATTCCGGCCTGGACTTCATCAACGTCCAGAACCGGGTCCGCTCCTTCAACAGCAAGCTGGCTGAAGGACTGCCCACTGCCGAAATCGACAACACCATCATGGTGACGGTGGCCAAGGCCTACGCAAAAGCCGCCTAGCCCACTTCCGTCGCCCTGACACAACAGGGGGAGGCTTTTCTTGGTCTCCGTCTCCCCCTGTTGACCCCTTCAGACCACAACGAGGACCCAGAATGTCCCAGGACACCAACGACCAGCTGATCCTCATCAGCGGCTTCTCAGCTACCGGCAAATCGGCAGCTCTTCGCAACATCAAGAACCAGGAACGCTGGCTCTACCTCAACACCGAAGCCGGCAAACGTCTCCCGTTCCGGAACCAGTTCCAATCCTATCGCATCGAGGACCCCTACCAGATTCTCGAAGCCTTCGATGCTGCCACTAACGGAGACCTCGACTTCAAAGTTGAGGGTATCATCGTCGATTCACTGACCTTCATGATGGACATGCTGGAATCCCAGTACGTCCTGCCTGCATCAGACACCCAAAAGGCCTGGGGCGACTTCGCTCAGTTCTTCAAGACCCTGATGCAGCAGAAGGTCGTCGCCTTTGCCAAGCCTGTGATCTTCACGGCCCACGTTCTCGAGCAGCTCGACGAACAAGCCCACGAGATGAAGGTCAAGGTGCCAGTCAAGGGCTCCCTCAAGAACAACGGGGTCGAGGCTTACTTCTCGACGGTGGTCTCCACCAAGAAGATGCCCCTCAAGGACCTCGAGCCGTTCAAGTCCGACCTCCTCACCATCACGGAAGAGGACGAGGATCTCGGCTTCAAGTACGTCTTCCAGACCCGGCCCACCAAGGCCACAGTCGGTGAGCGTATGCGATCGCCGATGGGCATGTTCCAGAAGTCTCAGACCTTCATGGACAACGATGCCCAGCTGCTCCTGGATCACCTCCACGAGTTCTACGACGGCTGACCAGGCAGCGGTGCGTGACTGCCCTCACCAGTGGTGAATCCGGAGCCTCATCAAAGGCTTGCCGGTGGAGCAAAACACAAACACAGGCAGTCCGGTTCCTGGATCCGTAAAACCAGGACTTTGCAAAGTCTGAAACCCTGACCTCAACAACACGAGTAACGACCAATGAATGCTATGTTCAAGAACCTGACCACCGACGGTCTGGAAGAAGCTGAAGACCGCCTGGGTGGTGGTTTTGGCCCCCTCGAAACCGACATCTACACCGGCACCATCAAGGCGATGTACGCCGGCCAGGCCGACAGCGGTGCCCAGAGCGTCACCATCCTCGTCGACATCGATGGCCGCGAGTACCGCGAAACCCTCTACGTGACCAACCGCAAGGGCGAGAACTTCTGGGTCAACGAGAAGGCCGGCAACAAGCGGATGCCGCTCCCCGGCTTCACCACCGTCAACGACATCTGCCTCGTCGCCTCAGGCAAACCGCTCTGTGAGCAGGACAGCGAAGACAAGGTCGTGATGGTCTACGACAGCGAAGCCCGCAAGGAGCTGCCGAAGACCGTGCCGATGCTCACGGACTGCGTCGGCGCCACCATCACCCTGGCTATCCAGAAGGTGCTCGAGAACAAGAGCAAGAAAGAAGGCAACGCCTACGTAGATACCGCGGAAACCCGTGAATCGAACCAGATCGAGAAGGTCTTCGATACCGACAGTCGTCTGACCGTCGTCGAGGCGACCAACGGTGCCACCGAAGCTGCCTTCCACGATGCTTGGCTCGAAAAGAACAAGGGCGTTACCCGCGACAAGCGGACCATCAAGGACGGTGGCAACGCTGGAACTGCTGGCCGTCCGGGCAGCTCGAACACTGGTGCCGGCTCGGCTCCGGAAGCTCGCAAGAGCCTGTTCGGCAAGAAGGCCGCCTAAGGGTGATAATCCCCGTACTAGGAATGGATCCAAGTCTTACCAACTGGGGTCTAGCTTCCGCGGATCTCGATCTTGAGACCGGCTACCTCAGCACGCCTCATGTGCAGCTGGTGAGTCCGGACAAGATCAAGGGCAAGCAGGTCCGGGTCAACTCGGAAGATCTACATCGATCCGAACAGTTGGCCCAGGCCGTCTTCGCCGCAGCCAAGACCCCCAAGGCTGTTTTCGTGGAAGTGCCTGTTGGCTCCCAGTCAGCAAGAGCCATGGCTTCCTACGGTATCTGCATCGGGATCCTCGGAGCTCTCAGAGCCAAGGGGATCCCGATCATAGAGGTCACACCGACCGAAGTGAAGGTTGCCTACACGGGCAACAAAAACGCCACCAAAGACCAGATGATAGAGCAGTCCCTGGCTCTCTATCCCGAGGTCAACTTCCCCATGTTCAAGGGGAAACCCGCCCAAAAGGCCGAGCATCTCGCCGATGCGATAGCCACCATCCACGCTGGGGTTCACACCCCGGCATTCCAGACCATCCTTCGTTTCTACAAGGACACCCAGAACTCATGATTATCATTCTGAACCAGGCCCAGATCGAGCAGGCACTGAGCGACTACATCCACGCCCGGATCGTCGTCCAGGACGGCATGCAGCTCGACATCGATCTCAAGGCCACCCGTGGCGAAACCGGCATGACGGCCACCATCGAGATCAACCCGATCACCGATGCGGTCGAAGCTGCTCCGGTCGTGGAAGCCTTGGCTCACAAGCCCGTTCGTGCCGCCCGCACCAAGCCGGCTGTCGAAGCCGTGGCCGCTGTCGAACCGGAAGCCCCGGCTACCGAGGAACCCCCGTTCGACACCGAAGCTGCTCCCGAAACTCCGGCTGAAGACGCTGCCCCGGCTGAACCGAAGCGTTCGATCTTCGCCAACATGAAGAAGCCGACCGGCCGCGTCGGTGACGGCGACAACGCTGAAGCCGCGTAATCCATGCCAGACCCCGTCAAGCATGGTTTGGTTGGGGTCTGCCTGCTTGCAGCGACCCTGATCATCATCCCGGCCATCATGGACTTCGCGTTCTATGCTCTGGCGATCATCGGGGTCGCTGCGATTGCTCGGATGCTAATCCGGCTAGATGGATCCCTGGTTGAGACTGAAGATCACCAGGGATCCTCGATGTCGGCCAACGACCCAAGTTCACCAGACACCCCTGGCAGACCTCGCTGACCCCAGCGAGTTGGTTAAGTCTGCGACCCAAGGCAGGCC